GAACCATATGATTTAATCTTTAGGTATATTTAAGTTTGGATTAGCTAATTGAAGTTTTAGAGCCCAATTTTCCATGTCTCTCTGGGTCCAACGATCTTCCATTTTTTGATCGAGTTGGTCTAATTTGTACCTAATCTCACCTAACTCATTGCTTATCCAAACTACCCCAGCACATATGGTAAAAACTAAGCCTAGAGGAAGAAGAGTGTTTGCACTCAAAATTTGTTTTTTCGAAAAGTTGAGATTTTCAACACCATTAGCCATTATAAAAGTCTCCTAATATATAAAACAGAAGCATCATCAAATCTAAAGCTAGCAGAATTAGTTCTAGTTACATAGATTGAATCGCCCGCTGAAGCAGTTCCCACATATAAAGATATTAACTGGTGGGAGTCAGTTTGGGTTGTAACTCTTTGAGTTACTTTATGTTTTTCCACTCCCCCTATATAGGTTTTTATATCTATATCTTGAGAAGATCCTGTAGATCCTCTAGCTACTAACTCAACCTCGTAAGTTCCTGTTGAACTTACTAAAAACAGTTTATTTGTATCATCCCAACTTATATCATTTGTATTAGATATTGCAGTTGATATAGTTGATCCATGACCAAAGTTTCTTTCCGAAGTATCCTCAGTCCCTATTGTAGCACTTGCCCAACCAAAAGGAGTAGGATAAGGCAGACCGCTGACCGACAAAGTAGAAACCTCTACAGAAGAAGGTAGATCTGCATTAAATAAAGTGTCAGATGCTTGCAGTTCCGCTAATGTCGTCCCAGAAACGACTAGGGGATGATACTGTGACATTTATCCCAGCCCGCCAACCAGCTCTGTTGCATTACCAAAAGCTTGTCCACTACTGGCCCAAGTGGCATCCGTGGGGGTATTGTATACTCTTGCACGAAAATGTTTACAAAAATCAGGACAGTTAGCCTCAATAAAGGCAGGAAGCCAAGATACATCATTCCCTGCTCCTGATGCTATTTTAGCATAAGTATTCAAAAGAGTTTCATCATCCTTATAGATAGCAATATTTACTCTTTCAGCACTTACTCTTCTTACTGCAATTCTAATATTATTACCTCTTTTTCCTCTGTACTTTCCCCTAGCAGTTGTAAACATACCAATGATTTTTAAACCATCACTTTGAGTAAAAAAAGCACGGGCAGGACGCGGCCTCCTTCCTCTTGCTGGCGAGCGAAGTACAGAAGAGTGACCAAAAGTGCCATAATTAATTAGAGACATGCTAAGATCCAGAGTCTAAATTATTATCCCTCAGTGCATTTGCATGTTGAACTACTCCATAGTTAATCGCAAAAGTAACCACCTCTGCCCAAGCATTTTGAATATCAATAGTGCCTTGTTTTAGCATTGAAGGAACAGTTAGCGTTACAACTGAATTCTCCCCACCAATGGCACCAGGGGCTCCAACAGAGACTTGAACACCAGCCGCCTGCCATGAGGTTGACGGGTCCGTAGTAGTAACCGCATATCCTGTTTTATCAGTAGGAGAAACCCAAAAGTAACCGTCAGTAGTAGGAGTTGTGGAAACAGCTTCAACACTAACATAAGTGGCTTCTACATCTAAATCTGCATCGCTGGTAGTTTGGCTAAGGTCAATTGAAGAAGTAGTGTTGGCAGTGATTGATACTACTCTACAAAATGATTTTAATGTTTGACGATCAGGCATTTTCTTCTTCTCCTTCTTCTTCTTCTTCTTCGGACTCTTCAGTTTCCTCTTCGTCCTCTTCTGGGGTCAAACCAGAAAGTAATTCTTCTAGTTCTTTTAAGTTGTCAAGAAATTCTGTTTTACTCATAGGTTTTTCCTCTTCTTCGGTTTCAGGCTCTTCTTCAGCTTCTGCTTTAGGCTCTTCTTCAGCTTCAGCTTCTGCTTTAGGCTCTTCTTCAGTTTTCTTTTCCACAGCAGCCTCTTCAACAACTTCAACCTCTTCTTCCGTTGCTTCTTCTTCTTGAACAACTTCAGTTTCTGGTTCTTCAACAGGAACTTCTGATAGTTGATCAAGCATGAGATTCTTTAAATTGTCAGAATCATTGAAATTAGAAACTATTTCATCAAAACTAAGAGTTTGGATTAAGTAGTCCTCATTAAAAAAGGAGTCGTAAGTAGCCTCTTCAAAAAGACTTTGAAGATAGTTATTTACATCAATACCCTCGACACCCTTTTTGGCTTTAAGCATAGTAGCAACTTCAGAAAGAACTTCTTTTTGAACACTATTCTTAGGAGAAAGCTTTGAAAGAACCTCAAATATTACTACTTGAGTGTTAAGAAGACTTTTAAATGAAGGGGGTTCTTTAAGGTTTTGGACATTAATTCCATATTTCTCATTAAGAACGCTAATAATTGCTTCTTTGGCAGGCTTCTTAAATTCAAAAAGTTTTCCAACAAACTTTTGAAGATCTTTTCCTGAGATAGACTCAATTTCAGAAATATTCATTGAATTCTCAACAGTTTCTCTTAGTTGCTTCTTAGTAGTAAGGGCAAGATAAGGGACTTGAGCGATAGTTTCTGCAAGTTCAGCAATAACCTCTTCATCACTATCAAAAATCATACTCGCTAGGGATCTAACCTTATCGTTAGTTGCCCACATAGTAGTAAAATTTTTCTTAGACTCTAGGAGTTCGTTCTTAATCAGTTCTTGCTGGCAAATCATCTCATAGATTGATTTGTTTATACCGTCTTTAACCGTATAGGAGCCATCTTCTGCTAGAACCTCGTAAGATAATCTAGGGAAATCAAAGGCTGTTGAAACAACATTGGAAAGTTTAACACAGTTTTTAATTTCAGAAACATCTTCGATATGTTCTTTACTTTCTTTGAGGAAGGTAACAAGTTGAGGAGTAATTTCTTGGAGACGACCAAATTCAGAAGAATCTATGATTTCCGTACTAGAATTGAAGTTAGCTACTTTTTCAGATAAACGCTCACGAACATCATCAAGTTTAATTCTAGTTTCCCAAAGATTTAAAATTTCTGCAAAACTTGAGTCTGCTTCCATGTAAGAATCTTCATGAATACTCTTTACAAAATTAGAAATTTTCCCCCTAACAAGCCCATCAAACTTCTTTCCGTCTTGAAAAAGAGCAGAATCAGATACTTCAAGATCTGTAAGTGAGATGTTATCATCTTCTAAGCTGTATTTTCCACTAATTACTTTGTCACTCTCAGTGACATAAATTGCTCTTTTACTCCCAGAATCTACTGAAAATAAAGCAACATTCTCTCTCAGGGATCGGCCTAAACAGGCACCTAATTTTAGTAAGGAAGCGACCTTTTTATCCCTTCTCTCAAATAAATTTTCGAACATTAGAAACTCCTTTAAGTTATCTTTCTGTAATGATATATATTATACTTTTAAACTAATAAAATTAAGATTTTAATTATCTTTATATTTCTTTATTATTCTACCCAAAGCTTGCCTCTTTGAAAAAGACACATCATCCTCTACCAAGATATCATTTTTAAGATCTGTTAACACATTTTCTAGATCTTCTTGGTCAGGGATGTTTGGGTTGTTCTCCATTGATTCCTGTGGTCCCCCAGGAGGGGCAGGCGCAGCTCCAGGCATGGCAGGCTGTCCTTCGCCCATCATACTTTGTTGTTCTGCCATTTTTTTATTTTGCTTGTCCATTTCTTTTTCTAGACGAGCAATCTCAGCATCATCCATACCATAGTATTCCTTGAGAATTTGTTTATCAGGGAATAACCCTAGTTGCCTAACTTGTGCAACTACAGCTGTTTTTTGTGTATCAATCTCTATTTTCCTTTTGGTAAACATATCAGAAGGATCAGGAAGCTCAATTTTTAGTTTTTTAACTATTGAATCAGGATATCCCATCATTTGTAGATGCTTTTTAGCAACAGACTCAAACCCTTTTTCTACGGCATTTTGAATCCTTACAATAGTTCTTGCGAACTTTACATCTAATTGCGAAAGATTAGCTTTTCTTTCTGGGGACTTGTCCTTTTCTACGATATAATCTTTAGGAATCTTAAGAGAAGCTAAAAGTTTATCTCTAAAGTACTTAACATCATCCACTTCCCCAAGGTTCTGTGCGCCAGGAAGGGTTTCAATCTTAGTTCCTTTGCCTCCCCGAAGAGGGACAAAGAAATCTTCATCTGCGCTAAGGGGATTATATCTAGAATCAATTTGTCCTGTATTGTTGTTATAGAATTTTTCCTTCTTAAACTTTTGCTTTAGTCTTTCCATAAACATCTCAGACTTGGTAGCAGGAAGATTACCAACATCAATATAGAAAATTCTCCTCTCAGGAGCGCGAGAGAGTCTGTAGATTAGCATAGCATCTTCCATCAGTTTTAGTGATCTGAAGATTCTATGGGACAGGGCTGCAATAGATTTTCCGTATGGGTAGTAAAGGGGATCAGAAGTATGAAGTCTGAAGTGAATAATCTGATTTTTATCTAGAGTAATAAACTTTGATTTTTCAATACTATTCTGTGATCCTCCGTGGAACTCCCACTCTTTTCTATGAGGAATTTCTTGAAGGAAGTTTGTAAGATATCCAAACTCGTTCTCCTGACGAAGAATATATTTAGGATTTAGAACTTTAAGCCTCTTGACACCCTCTTTATTTCTGTTAATATCAACAACTAATTCGATAAAACAATCCCCATACTTACAGGTGTTTCTTACAATATCCCAGTATAAACGATCTAACTCTATATTCTCAAAAAGATCTTCAACTTCCTCCACCACCATGTCATTATCAGACCTAATTAACCAGCGTTTATTTTTTATATCTTTTTGAGTTGAATCGTCAGCATAAATATCAAAAGCAGCTCCGATTTCAGGATACTCATCCATTTTCTCGTATTCTTCGTATCTACGCTTTCTATTTAATTCAATCTCTGGAACAATGTGGGTTCCTCTAACCATACTAAAGCTCATTCCCCCCTGCGGGTCCGCTTCAGGATTAACTAAAGTATCGCCTTTAAGATCAGGAATTTTTTTAGGGTTATCTGCAATATAGGGCTGTGCTTTTGTGGCAAAGAATTTAGCAAACCATTTTCCCATTCTACCACTAGGATTAAAGAAAGTCCCATAACGACTCTCAATTCCTCCACCAAAATTGGTGTAGCCCGATTCTGTTAGTTGTTCTTGTTCTTGTTCTTGTTCGTCTATTTCATTAGCCATTTTAGATCTTCCTCTGTGATGCCTCCGAAGGAGGTGTGAAGTTTAGCTTTATTCGTGGAAGTAGGCACTAGTGGCTTACTTTCCTTGTGGGGAATTGATTCATGCTCTATAAGTGAGTCCTCTATTAAAGTATTTAGTCCATAAACAGCTAAAGAAAGACTAGAAACTAAATCATCATGGTTTCCTCTGTCTGCTTCTGCCTTCCCTCTCTCGTTTACAACAAAGGTGAGTAGTTCTTTTACTGTTCTTTCAGATGTAATTTTAACCACATTTGTCCTAATAGCCTCCTCTAAACTAGCAAGAAGAGACTCTCTGTTTCTAGTAGTGATTTGAAAACCGAAGTCTCCTTTTTCATCACACCAAAGATTTTCATACTCTAAAATATTATATAACCAATCAATTAAATTATTTCCTATAGTATTTCGTTCGATTAAAACATAAGCTGTATTGTATAGAACAGCTTCACGGTTTAATATTTCAGCCAACTCATTAATTGGTGTTTTGTTAGAATAAAACTCAGCCACTTGCTCTCCGTTATATAAATTAATAATATGAAATGCTGAATAGTCTCTATTTCTCCCTAATGACACATCTACTCCAATAGCGTATTCATAGTTAGGGTCTGGATCTTTCCATACACGCATCCTATTATTGTACTTTATATAATAGTCTTCAGATACCCTCTTAGAAAGTTCTCGTAGAATTCCACCATCAATAAAAGTTTCTCCTGTTCCAAGAAACTCCATTTCATATTCTTGAAGCCATCTCTTATTTCCAATGTTACTTTGAGTAATATCTAACCAAGTATTAACATTGTACTTTTTATCTAAACTCATGCACTCTTTATACAGATC